CCGCGATCTGGCCGGCCATGGCGGCCGCATCGTCCCGCGATGCAAAACCGTCCGGATTATCCCCTGCCAGATCCTCGTCGCGCCAATCCGACAACGGCATGTAGTTGTCGATCCCCACCGCATCGATAGCCGGCGAGGCCCAAAGCGGATCGAGGTGAAAGAACACCTCGCCGGAGCCATCAGGCGGGTGGTACCCAAAGTACTCGCTCCAGTCGGCGCCATAGGTGAGCTTGGTGCCGGTTCCCACCCGTGCGCGTACATCCGCCGCCAGCTTCACGAGTTCCTGCACGAAAGGGAAGCCGCCGGTTTCGTCACGCAGTTGCGTCAGTCCCCGCAGTTCCGACCCGATGATGATCCCGTCCACCCCGCCTGCTTCGGCGGCAAGCTTGGCATAGTGCAGCACCATGCGCCGATAGCCCTCCGGGCCGGCACTGAACGCCTGCACCTGGTTTCTTGCCGCTGCGGTCTTGTCGACCGTGCCCGGCCGCCCCGGCGCGGGATAACAGGTGATGCGTCCGCGCCACGGATATGCCGCCTGCCCTTGCCCGCCATAGGGATCCGGCAAGGCGTTGCCGGCCGGGATATCCATCATCACAAAGGGATAAAGGTAGACCTTCACCCCGCGCGCCTTGAGGTCGGCGATCGCGGCCCGCACGCTCCCATCGCTCGGCGTCCCGCCATAAGCCGGACTGCCGTTTCGACGGCTGACGAGATGGGCGCCGGCCCGTTCAAGCCCGTCGACCGCCCAAGCTTCGCTTTCCTCCTGCCGCTTATCCACTTCCACGCCGGGCAGGATACGGCATTGACCGGCCCGCAGATCGGTGCCGAACCAGGATACCACCAGCGCCACCCGCTCAAGGTTCGGGCAGAGCGCCTGGAGTTCGTCGAGCGATGCCTGCCAGTCCGTCTCAGCCGTGGTCGTGTGCCGGTTGAGGATGCGGCCGCTGCCTTCTCCTGTTCTCTCTGTCACCTGCCTCGTCTGGTAGCCGTGCTCGGTTGCGCCAGGAATGATCGTCACGGCGCGGATCTGGTTCTCCAGCTTCCCGACCGGCCGCAGCACCTCGAACTGCAACAGCGGAATGCGGTTGCCGAAGCTGTCGAGCGGCAGGCGGTCGAACACGACATAAGCCAGTCCCCGATAGGCCGGCGCCATCCCCTCGCCCTGCTTCGCTTCGATCAGCGGGTCGGGCAACTGGTGCTCGTCACCGTGGTAGACGCGCATCTTGATCCCGGTGAGGTCGATTTCCTGCCCGTCTGCCCAGACCCGCCGGACCGCCGCGATCGGCCCTTCGCACAGTCCAACGGCGAAGTTCGCATAGTAGCTGAAGGTCTCGACCCGCGGCCCCGTCGCCTTCGCACCGGTGCGTTCGCGGGTCACCTCCTCTTCGAAGCGGGTGGCCCAGATCAGCGTGCCGCCGATCCGCATCGTGCCATAGACACGGTTGATCGCCGTTCCCTCGTCGGCACCCGGTATGCGTGCCGTGTTGAGCCGCGCCCCGGAGATCGTTTGGCTGCCGTTGATCAACGCGCGGTCGACAACGCTGCCTGCAAGCGCGCCTGCTGCACGCCCGACGATCGCGCCGACCGGACCGAACACGCCGCCGAGTGCTGCCCCCGCCGCCTGGAAAAGAAGAGTGGCCATAAGCTCTCCCGGCGCCGCCAGACGTCACGACTGGATGCGCGTAAAAATTGTGATAGCGTGTGATGGTGAGAGCAAAAGCAGAAAGCGCCGAAGGCCAGCCCCGGCGCATCAGCGAGGATTGGCTACGCTGACTTCGGCAGAAGCCCTGCTCTCAAAGCTGGAGGTAATGTTATGAGGCTAAAGCCGATTGGCATTACCTTATCTGGAGGATGACCCGGACGGGCTGGTCAATGACCGTCCGGGTTCATTTCGATAGGTAAATAAGCCGGTGGGCGAGGGTGCAACCTCGCTCACCACTCCAGCAGTATACCCCTCAGCGCTTCGAGTTTCAACCAGACCGCGCGGGCGGAAAACGATGCACCGCTGCGATCCGCCGACGCCACGAGGGCACGAGCGCGGAGCGTGTCACCGCCGCCTGCTCGTAAGCATGGATGAAATGGGTGGGCCTCGCCAGGATTCCGGCATGCTTGGCGGCGCAGCCGGACCGCCAGCGGAACAGAAGCACGTCTCCCGGCTGCGCTTGCGTAACCGGGAGCGGCGGACCGAACACTCTTGTTGCCGCATCGAGCAGCCGTTCTTCACCGCAGCGTTCCGCCCAGTCGGGCGCATAGGCCGGCACCGCTGCCGGCTCCTCGCCATAGATCTCGCGCCAGATCCCGCGGATCAGGCCGATGCAGTCGCACCCGATGCCCTTGGTTGCGCCCTGGTGGCGGTAGGGTGTACCGACCCAAGCCTCCGCAAGCGCCACGATCCTGTTTCCTCCATCGCTCATGGGAAGATCGCGCCGCCGTCATGGACCCGCTCCCCGTCAGCATAGGAATAAGCGAAGTCGGCACCCGGCACATGGGGAAAGCCGCGGAAGTTCACTCCGTTGCCGAAGCGCGCACGGCAGGTGGCAAAGGTCTTGTCGCAGCCCGCAACCACGGTGAATGCCGCGCCCACCTCCACCACCTCTTCCAGCGGCAGCCAGAGCGAAAGCACCGCCGAGCCGTCCGGCCTGTTTTCGTGGCCATCCACCTCCGCCGACACCGCACCTGGCAGCGAGACCCTCCCGTTCTTGAAGAAGCCGTTCGCAAAGCCCTGAAGCCCCGAAACACGCAGCCGCCCGGCATCGATCATCTCGATTACCTCGCCCGCGCCGCGCCAGGCAGCAAGATCGACCCTGCATCGCCCGTCGCCCAGGCTCGCATCGCAACGCCGGTTGAAAAGCCGGCCCTGGGGCTGGTTCAGCCGGTGGGCAAGGCTGCGAAGCTCTGCCCGAAACTGGTTGCCCGCGCGCACCACCTCGCCGATCTCGCGCCGGTTGAGGCGTAAGTGCTGTTCTGGCGCTGCCCAGTTGACCAGAAAGAGCTCCACCTGCGCCCCGTCATAGCGTCCCGCGGCCAGATCCGCCTCGTCGATCGTTGAATGGGAAAAGCCGCCGGTCACCTCGTCCGCCTGGACGCCCAGCCCCGCCGCATGCTCCGCTTCGCTCGCAGCAAAACCGCTCGCCGCCAGAAAGCGCGTGTTGTCGAAGAACAGGTCCCGGTCGTGATCCGTGAACCCCACCACCTCACCGTCCCGCCGCACGACGCGCCAGCAATGGCAAGTGGTCGTCGCTTGCCCGGCAAGATGGGCCTTCAGCGCCTGCGGAACCGTCTTCATGGCAGGATCTCCGTCAGCGGGATGGTCGGAATGCGGCCGGCATCGAAATGCTGCAGGTTGATGTCGATCCGGTCGAGGTCGAACCTTACAGGCACGTCGAACGCAAAGCCTGCGCAAACCCGGCTCCCGGCCCCCGGCACGTGGCCGGCGCCGAAGGTGACATTTCCCCCCACGGCGTCCACGATATAGGCCGCCTGCGGCACGATCGCCCCATCCACCGAAACGACCACCGTTCCTGCCACGGGCTTGGCAATCCGCCGTGTCCAGGCACCACCGGCATCGCCATAGGTCTTCACCAGCGCAAACACCGCCTGCGTTCCATCGCCTGTGCCCAGGACCTGGTCGAGCGCGGAGATCGAACCTCCCGGAGCACAGGAGACCCAGTCCACGGGATCGCGAAACCGAAACCCGTAAAGCTGGCCGCCGCGCGCTTCGAAAAACTCCAGCACCTGGTAAAGGTCGCAGATCGACCTGATGCCGGTCCCGACATCATAGCTGCGGCGGCTGTCGCACCATCGCTGGTTGCGCTGTTCGCGCCCGTTGGACAAGTTGACGATGTCGGTGCGCCGCACCGGCCCACCCGTCGCCCCCAGCGCCACCCGCGCCGGAAATCGTATCTCATGAAATGCGCTCATCATGCGCTCCGCTTGGAGGTAACTACAGGCCGCGGCGACCGCGCATGACGCTGCGCGCCAACATGGCGGACACCTGGCCTTCGCTCTTGCGGAAGCTCGCGGCATCGGCTGTCGTCACGTTGAAAACGATCTGAGGGCTTGCTCCCCCGCCCCCGGCGGAGGCGACCCCGAGCGCGCCATCCGATCCCCGCTTCAACGGCAGGATCGCTTCCGCCCCGGCCTCGCCCATCAGCCCTAGCCCGCCCGACGAGCCAGACCCCATCGGAAAATAGCTCGGTGCCCGCACCACGCCGCCGTCGGCAAACGGCGTCACCGAACCGATCATCGATCCAACGGCATTGCCCAGCAGGTTCTCGAGCGGCTTAAGTCCCGCCGACAGCGTAATCTCGGTCAGCCGGTTGCCCAAACCACGCAGCACGTCCTCCAGCCCCTTGCCCCCTGTTGCCGCCGATCGCAGCGCGCCGGTCAGGGCTGCGCCAAACCGCTGCGACCGGGCTTCAAGATCGGCCATAACGTTGGACAGGGCCTCGCTCTCCGTCAGCGTCTGCGAAAGGTATGCTTCGTCATTGTCCACGGTCTTGGTTCCTCGTCATCCCTGTTCTCCATCCGAGCTTACGCGACCGCTTCTTGCGCTCTCACCCCACGGCAGATCCGCTCACGGACAGCGCGGCTCAATCGATTTCATCGGTCGGGAAAAGCCCGCATCAGTTCGTTCAGCCCAGCCCGCCCCATCATCGCGGCAGACAAAGACATGCCGCCCGCCATGGCGAAGAACTCGGTTGGCGTCATCGACCAGAAGTCGCGCGGAGGAAGCCGCAGCAGGCACAAGCCGATGTGAAGCACCGAGCGCCACGGAAACGGCATCAGCCTGCCTTCCTGACCCTCGCATGCTTCTTCGCCTGCTGCGGCTCTTAAGGGTTTGCTGCAACTTGCCCTTCAGCCGACCGGTGCATTTCCTGTCCGTCGAAGGCGGCATGGAGGAGGTCCGCAACGATCGTAGCGCAGGCGCCAAGCCCGCCATCCATGCTCATCGCCGCCACCTCGTCGTCCGAAAGCACATTGCCGCCGCCGCGCAGGCCCGCGCCGATGATGCGGATCATGTCGGTTGCCTTCAGCCGCCCGGACGAAAAGCGCTCCCCCAGTCCCGTCAGGTCGTCGACGCTAAAGGCGGTTTCCAGTTCGGCCAGGGCGCCCAGTGTCAAGCACAGGATGCGGCGCTCGCCGTCCATCACCGCTTCCACCTCGCCGCGCCGGCGGTTGGCCCGGCCCTGTTTTCCAGCCCACCGATCCATCATGCGGCTCCAAAGGTCAGCGCACCGGCCGATTCCAGCGCCAGCTCGAAGCGCACTTCGCCGTTGTGGTCGCCCGAATATTCCAGCGCCGTCACCTGGAACGGCCCCGTGACCGTGCCGAAGCTCGGGATGATCACCTGCCAGGACAGGATGGTCGAGGAAAAGAAGGCAGCTCTCACCTTTGCGTCGCTCGCCTGGTCCTTGAAGATGCCGCCGCCTGAAAGCGAGGCCCGCTGGACGCCCGCACCGCCCAGCAGCTCGCGCCACCGCCCCACGCTTTCGGCATCGGTCACATCCACCGTTTCTGTGTTGAAGGCGAGGCGGCGCGAACGCAGCCCCGCCACCGTCACGAAGCTTCCGTTGTCGTCGACCTTGAGAAGCAGGTCCTTGCCCTTCTGTGCCACCATGCCTGCAATCCTTTCTGATCCTTGTTGTCCCGGAGGGACTTATTCGGTGACCGCACGAAACCGCAGTTCCGTGAGGTAGGCCTTGGTTTTCGGTTCCCGCCTGCTGCGCGTGCCGGTGCGCATCAGGCTCACCAGCACCGCCCCTTGGAGGGCAAGCGCCACGTCATGGAGAAGCTCTTCCACCCGGCCGGCGATCTCCTGGCACTGACGCCGCCCTTCCCCTTCGCCCCAGACCTCGATCGTAAGAAAGTGCTCCTCTCCCGGTTCACTCACGGTAGAAAGATCCCGCGTTTCCACCGTGCCGAACACGATCGACGGCAGCCGCGGCTTGGGCAAAAGCCGGTCGCGAACCGCATCCGGTCCCGCCAGAGCCGTCAGGGTCGGATCCGTCGACAGGCGGGCGTGAATCGCCTGTAGCAGCTGGTTTCGGGCGCTCATCGCGCGTCCTCCTCGCACCGGCACACGAGATAACGGCCGGTTTCGTCGGGATCGTGCACCAGCTTGATCATCATCACCCGGTTCCCCTTGCGAAACCGGTCACCGGCTTGAACGTCACCGCGGTGGCGGATCCAGATGCGGTGGGTGATCGTTCCTGCTTCGCCGCTCGCCAGCTCCGCCTGAACCGTCGACACCGGCTCGATCCGCGCCCACAAGGCGGCGATCTCCTGCCAGGTCGTGGTCGCCCCGCCCTGCCCATCCGGCACGTCCCGAGGCGTTTCGAGCGCAAGCCGCGCCGTCATCTGCCCGGGGTCGAAGAACAGCACCATCACAGCCTCCGCAGGCGAAAGGGCGCGATCAGCCGGTCGTAACCGTCGGGAACGCCGGGTGGCTGCTGGTCTGGTGACAGCACGCCGCGAAAGGCGAACATGTGGCCGACATGGAGCAGCATCGCCCGCTTCAGCGTGTCGGGCACATCCGCTCCCGCCTCGCCGTAGCCGGCGGTGAACTCGATCTCGATGCCGTTGACGGCTTGGCCAGGTGGGGGCGGATCGCGCAGCCACAGCCGCGCCGGCCGCCCCTCGGCGTCAAGCAGATGGTCTTGAAGTGAAACATGAACCGCCACGCCACCGGCGTCATAAACATGAATCGCCTGAATCACTTGCACCGGCGATTTCACAATGCGGATCACCCCGTCTCGCGGCCATTGGTCGAGATAAAGCCGCCAAGTCTGCGTGATCAGGCACACCCCCGCTTCACGCTCCAGGAATTC